TGACAAAAGCAATGTTTAAACAACGCGCTACCGCGGTGGCCGACGATCCCTATCTATAACCCGCGAGGAGCGCATGACCGAGCTGACTGTTTTAAAACAACGCCTGAGCGAAGCCGAAGAGGCCTTGCATCAGTTATTGACGGGCCAGAAGGAGGCCAGCGTTAACGTCGGTGGATTTGGCAGCATCACGTACTCAGCAGCCAATCAGTCTGAATTGGTCCGCTATATCACACAGTTAAAACTTGATATTCGCCGCCAAGAGCGAGGCATTGGCCGACGCGCTCTGTTTGTGGAGTTTTAACCGTGGCACAACGTGATACGCGAGACACGGCCCACCGAGCAGCCTCATTAACCGCCCGAGAATTAGCCAGTTGGCAGCCTCAAACAGGCTCCGCTGATAGTGACCTAGTCGATGAGCTCGGCACTCTAGTATCGCGCTCTCGTGATCTGGCCCGAAACCATGGGGTCGCCTCAGGCGCTATTCAAACCATCACCGATAACGTTGTTGGCACCGGTCTTCGATTAGCCGCCACGCCTGATTACCGGGCTCTTGGATTTGATAAAGCCTGGGCTGATGAGTGGACCCGTAAAACCGAAGCGCTCTGGCGCAGTTGGGCGGAAACAACCGACTGCGACGCAGCCAAAAGCCTCAACTTTCATGGGCTCACAACGCAGGTATTCAGAGCAGGCTTACTCAACGGTGAAGCGCTGGCGCTGCCGCTCTGGTTACCAGACCGAGGTGGCGTATTTGCAACCACATTGCAGTTGATTGAGAGTGATCGGCTGGATACACCACCTGGAAAGCTCAACGATAAACGACTGCGCGGCGGTGTCGAGGTCGACCGTTACGGTGCCCCGCTCGCCTACTGGATCTCAAAACAACATCCGGGCGATATGCATTGGGGCGTTGATCGATTAAACCTAACCTTCGAGCGTATCCCAGCACAGACTCGCTTTGGTCGGCGCCGTGTGATTCATGTCCACGATAAAGAGCGCACCGGGCAAAGTCGCGGCAAACCACTGCTGGCCAGCGTTATGCCGCTGTTCAAGATGCTCGATCATTATGAACACAGTGAGCTTCAGGCCGCCGTGGTGAATGCGATGATCGCGGCCTTTGTTGAAACGCCACTCGATAGCGAATCGATCAGCGAGATGTTTGGTGGCAGCGTCGAGGATTACATTGCCGCTCGAAGCGACTGGAAAGTTCGACTGCAAGGCGGTGCGATTATTCCGGTATTCCCAGGCGACAAGGTGTCAGCCTTTACACCGAGCCGCCCAAACAGTGGCTACGGTCAGTTTGTAGAGAATGTACTGCGCCACATTGGCACCGGTTTGAACATCCCGTTTGAACTATTAATGAAAGACTTCTCTAAAACCAACTACTCCTCGGCGCGTGCCGCGCTGATGGAAGCCTGGCGCTACTTCATGGGCCGCCGTCAGTGGTTAGCCACCTATTGGGCACGCCCCGTGTATGAGCTCTGGTTAGAGGAAGCGATCAATAAGGGGCTGATTGAAGCACCCAATTTCTACGAAAACAAAGCGCTCTGGACACGTTGCAAATGGATAGGACCAGGGCGCGGTTGGATCGACCCCGTCAAAGAGGTTAAAGCCTCGCAGCTTCGCTTGGAGATAGGTCTTTCAACCCTTGAAGATGAGTGCGCCACTCAGGGACTGGACTGGGAAGAGGTGCTTGAACAACGCGCGCGCGAACAGAGCAAGATGCGTGAGTTAGGGCTCTCTATCCAACCGATCATGCCAGATCCAGTATCTGACCCTGGCAATAGCGAGCCCGATACCGAACCAGATCCCTCATTCGATGAAACCAACACTCAGACCAACTCCCCACTTTAAATTAAACGAGATTCACTGATGAGATTTTGGAACTATGCCACCGGTACACCCTGGGCGATGACAGAACCCTCGCTCGATACGGTGCTCACTATTGCCAGGCGCGAGCAGGATTCGATCGAAGCCATCACGGCACGACTAGGCCGCCCATTAGAGCACAGCCATCAAACTACGATGTATGGCCAAACGGCGGTGCTTCCGGTCACCGGTCCACTGTTTCGTTACGCCAACCTGTTCACCACCATCAGTGGTGCCACAAGCTACGAAGTGCTCGCCCGCGAACTGGGCCAAGCACTGGATAACCCAGAGGTGCAATCGATCATCTTGGACATCGACTCACCCGGCGGCGAGGTCAATGGCTGCGCCGAACTGGCGAACCTGATTTACCAAGCCCGTGAGCGTAAACCCATCATCGCCTACTGCTCAGGCGATGCCGCTTCCGGTGCTTACTGGATCGCTTCTAGTTGCGAACGGATAGTCATTTCCGAAACTGCCTCCCTTGGCTCTATCGGTGTGGTCGGTATTTACAAACGTTCAAACGATGCCGAGCAGTTCGAGATCGTCTCATCCCAAAGCCCGTATAAACGACTGGACCCGCAAGATGAGGGAGACCGAGCTCGACTGCAATCTCGCATCGATGCGCTGGCCGAAATCTTTATCGGTGCAGTTGCTAAACACCGAGGACTGGATCCTCCAACCGTCAAAACACAATTCGGGCAGGGTGACCTGCTGATCGGGGCACACGCCGTTGCACAGGGCTTAGCCGACAGCATCAGTTCGCTCGATCAAACCCTTCAAGAACTCAACAACCAGCAAACTTATGAATCCAGCCCTGCCACTGCGCTGGGCTTTTTGTCATCAAACAAGGAGGCCGACATGCCTGACCAACACAACCGACAGCCCCAATCGGGCACAACCCCGGAGGCGAGCGGTTCAGTCGATCCGAAGGCCTCGCTTTCACTAAGTAATTTAAAAGCCGATCACCCACAACTGGTTCAGGCGCTTCACGAAGAGTGGACACAGGCCAATGCAGGTGCCGTCCATACCCAATCAATTGAAGCGAGTCGTCAGAAAGAGCGTGAGCGTATTGCGGCCATTATGGACTCCGACCCTGCTGAAGGGCGTGAATCATTAGCCCGCCATCTGGCTTTTGCTACCGATATGAGTGTCGATATGGCAACCGCTGCTATGTCCGCAGCTCCCAAACAATCAGCCTCACCTGTAAGTCATACCAGCGGGTTTGAATCCGCCATGGCGCAGATGAACAACCCAGCGATTGAACCGGCAGATGAGAGTGCATCGGATGATGCTGACAACATCGCGCAGCGCATCGCGCGTTACTCTCGCGGAGGTACGCTATGAGTTTGCAAGGCATTGCCAGTGGCGTAACCACTCAAGGGGTATTCACACCCGAAAATCTAATTGCCGGTGAGTTTCCACGCATCATGCGCATTGCGACCATCACCGGCGGGCAGGCACTTCCTCAAGGGGCTGTGCTGGGTCAAATCACAGCAACCGGTGCCTATGTGCTCAGCACCACCACAGCAACTGATGGCTCGGAAGTGCCGGTCGCGATTCTCGCGCAACCGATCGATGCCACATCGGATGTAGAGGGGCATCTGTTTCTGACCGGTGAGTTCAACGCACATGCTCTGACCCTTGGCAGCGGCCATACGCTCGCGAGCGTCACTGAAAGCTTCCGCACTCGCTCCCTTTTCATTCGAACCAATCAACCTTAATCCGGAGTCCCCACCATGGATATTTTTTCAACGCACGTGCTCAACCGGGTGGTGGAGCATCTGGAACGTCCAGCCTCGTTTTTGCTGGACACCTTCTTCCCCTCGATCCAAACCGAGGAGAGTGAAGAGATCCACTTTGATATCGATAAATCGAAACCGCGCCTGGTGCCGTTTGTCTCGCCACTGGTAGAAGGCAAGGTCGTATCAGCAGAAGGGTTTGAGACCCGCAGCTTCAAACCGGCGTACGTCAAAGACAAACGCCGCTTCGACCCCAACGCCCCACTAAAGCGCCTAATCGGTGAAACCATTGGCGGCTCACTGGCACCGATGAACCGTCGTGAAGCCGCGCTCAATCGCGCGCTGACCAATCAGGTCGAAAACCTCACCCGTCGTGAAGAGGTGATGGCAGCCGAAGCACTGCGCACCGGTAAGATCACCGTCGCTGGCGAGGACTACCCAACGCAAGTAATCGACTTCCAGCGCGACACGGAACTGACCGTTGCCCTGACTGGCGGAAAGCGCTGGGGCGAAACGGGCGTTAACGTTCTCGATGATATCGAGGACTGGGCCGGTCTTGTGCAGATCAAGTCAGGCGCCGCAGCACGCACTGTGGTGATGGATCCGCTCGCTTGGCGCCTCTTTAAAAATGATGCCAAGGTCGAGCGTTTGTTGGAGCTGCGTCGCGGGACGGGCAACACGTTGACCATCGATCCGATGATTCGTGGTCAGGGTAACGATAAAGCGCGTTATGTCGGCTCCGTTGGTGACTTCGACTTCTGGGTCTACAATGATGCTTATGTGGATGACGCCGGCGTCTCTCGCAATATGCTGCCGGACTACACGGTCATTCTCTCAAGCCAAGGATTACTCGAAGGCACACGATGCTATGGCGTGATTCAGGACGAAAAAGCTGGCTACCGAGCCAGTCGCTACTTCACTAAATCCTGGTTGGAGGAAGATCCAGCGCTTCGTTGGTTGCTGATGCAGTCCGCTCCATTGCTGGTTCCTTACCGTCCAAATGCGTCGTTCTGCGCAACTGTAGCCTGAGGGGTGAAATGATGCAGATACGCACACTCATCACCCTGCATACCGACAAAGGGAAGGTGCCACCAGAATCGGTGATGTCCTTGCCGGATGCCGAGGCTAAAGCGTTCATTACGAAAGGCTTTGCACTCGCAACTGATGCCTCAAGCACCGCCCCTTCAAACACTGACAAAGCACCTACCTCCGAATCAGAACTGCATGATGCCATCGCGGTATTAAGCGAGGATGGTTTTGGTAAGGATGGCAAGCCCCTGATCAAAGCACTGGAAGAGGTGCTTGATCGGGATATCACTCAAGCCGAGCGCGATGCTGCTTGGAAAAGCTATCAGGTACTGCCTTGATACAGGCGTTTGAAAAGGCGATCGGGCAGATGTTCCTGGGCTTGGGACAGCCTGCCCTTTTTCGCCCTCAGGGTTCAGCAGTACAAGAGATTCTGGTTATCCCAAAAGCACCGGATGTGACCCTCGATTACCTAGATACCCGCATCCATAGCGAAACACTCGAGCTTCACATACAAAAATATCAGGTACCCAGTCCCAAATCTGGAGATGAAGTTGTGTTGAACGATCGCTGCTACCGCTTACAGGGGGAACCTTCACTGGACCTGCATCGCATGGTTTTTACCGTCGAGGCGGTTCCTTGCGACTAACCGCCGCGTTTGAGGGCAACTTAAAACAGTTTCTTGAAAACGAGATTGATCGCGCCGAAATCGCCGTCACCGCGGCAGTAAAAGAGGCCACTACCGGCCTTAAAAACCGGATGCGCGCACAAGTCACTGCGGCTGGATTAGGGGCACGTCTCGCCAGAACCTGGCGCGGTGATGTCTATCCGCAGCGCGGTCGAAGTCTTAATGCGGCCGGCGAGGTCTACACCAAGGCCGAAAAGATCCTGTCCGGTTTTGAAGAGGGCACGGTGATTCGCTCAAAAGATGGCTTTTGGTTGGCCATACCAACACCCAACGCGCCCAAACGAGTCATGGGCCAGAAAGTAACACCGGGTAATCTCGAGCGAGCCCGTGGAATACGGTTGCAGTTTGTATACCGCAAGCACGGACCATCCCTGCTGGTCGCCAACCAAATGCGTGCTTCGTACTCACGTAAAACCGGTGAGTTACGCGGTTTTCGAAAAGCCAGCCAACGCGCAAGAGACACCGGCCGAGGACTCACTTCCGTTGTAATGTTCTGGCTGGTACCTCAAGTCAAAATGCCAAAACGCATCCGATTTGATTCAGAAGCTGCGAATTGGCACAGACGCTTACCGAGACTTATTTTGAAACACTGGCGAGAGTCTTAATATGCCAACCCAACGCGAATCAGCCATCAATGCACTGCATGCTCACTTAAGCGGGGCGCTGATACCAATTTCCGTGAGACGCAACGAAGTACTCAGCACCGCAATACCCAGCGAAGGTTTATTGATTCTTCGCGATGGTGATGCCGGCGAGCCTGAAATGCTGCTGTCACCGCTTCGCTATCTGTACCAGCACCGCGTTGAGATTGAAGTTTGGGTACAACAGGCCCAATCAAGCGAACGCGATCAACAGTTTGATCAACTACTGCAGACTCTGGGCACTGCGCTGGATAACGCCGGTAATTTAGACGGCGCGGTAGATCTTATACACACCGGCAGCCCCGAGTTTTCTACCGAATCGATTGAGGGGGGTGCAACCCTCAAGGTCGCCACCATCCCTGTCTATCTTGAATTCAACACGCGCCATCCACTGGCGTAATTAACCTTAAAGGAGAACGCCATGGCACGTGCCTATGGATGGAACAGCCGTCTATTGCTCGGCTTTGAGCTTCAATATGGCCAATCACCCGCCAGTGGTGATTACTATCAGATCCCCTTTGTCTCCTCGTCCCTCGACTCCGAGCAAGGGTTGATCGAGTCCAGTGTACTCGGACAGGGTCGCGACCCTTCGGCGCCATTTCAGGATGTGATTAATGTCGATGGCGATATCGTGGTGCCCATGGATCTGCGTCATATGGGCCTCTGGTTACAGGCATTATTAGGAGATCCAGCCACGTCAGGTACTGGGCCCTACACCCATGAATTCACCTCTGGCAAAACCACACTGCCGAGCATGACGCTGGAGATGGGGCTGCCAGAAGTGCCGGAATACCTGCGTTTTAGTGGCGTGCGCGCCAACACTCTGGCTTTGAACTTTCAGCGCTCCGGTGAAGCGCAAGCCACACTGGGTCTGATGGGACAAAGCGCAACCGTCGCGGCTACCTCCATCGATGCCACACCGGCTGAGCTGATCTACTCACGTTTCTCTCAATTTCAGGGATCCGTGACCCGAGGTGGCCAGCCGCTGGCCGACGTCACTTCGGCGTCCATCACCTACTCAAACAACCTTGAGCGTATTGAGACCATTCGTGATGATGGAAAGATCGAAGCGATTGACCCTGGCATGGGCTCACTCACGGGCTCTATCTCCGTGCGTTATGGCAATTCGGAACTGATGGATCTGGCCCGCAGTGGCACACCGATCGATCTGGAGTTGGCTTACACCATTGATGCTGAAAAACAGATTCGGATTACAGCGCATGAGGTTTATCTGCCTAAACCCAAACGCAGTATCAGCGGCCCGGGTGGCATTGAAGCCTCATACGATTTTCAGGGGGCCCGCGAACAGGCCTTAGGACGCATGCTGACCATCACACTGGTTAATGATCTGGAGGGCTGGATCTGATGATTAAGCTCACACTCTCCAAAGAGCCCTATTGGCTCGATCTGGGGCTGGATGTTCGCATCAAGGTGCGCCCCTGCACCAGTGCCATTTTTTACCAAGCACGAGCACGCATGAACCAGCGGTTACAGGCACTCGGGGAACAGTGGCGCAACTGCAAAGAGGCAGGTCTCACTACAGACAATCTACCCAATCTGGACGATGAGCCCACTCGCGAAGCGCTAGCCGAACAGTACCTAACCCAGGGACTGGCTGAGGCCGCCATCCTCGAGTGGGAAGGCGTTTTAGATGCCGAGGGTGAAACAACTGCCAAGGTTGAAGCTCAGGGAATCCGCGATCTATTTGATGCCTACTGGATGATCGCTGAGCGCTTTCGACAACAGTACACCGGTATGCGCGAGTTATTGGATGCGGAAAAAAACGCATCCGGGCCCGGATCCAATGGCACTTCGGCGACGGGCCTGAATACTGCGGACGATGCAAAGAGCAAAATCTCCCCTGTGCCCGAGGGCAACCCAACGAACAAGGCGAGCGCTGCCCCTACGTCGAAAACCAACTGACCACCGATGTGGGCTGGCAAGCCTGGGATGTCGCCAACAAGCTCATCACTCAATCAACAGATCCATTTCCAATAGCACTGGCCCTGTCACTGGGTGACGCCTTGGGTTACGAACGCCAGGCGATGGCCGAACTCCTACCTGAAGTCGCCCTCGGCGTTGCGCTGGCCAAGCGTGATGCCGAACCCCATTAACCGCGAGGCGTTATGGCACAAGAGAAAAAGCTCTCCATTCGCCTTCAGGCAACCGGAGGCGACAAACTCAAACGCGAGTTTGGGCAACTGGGTAAAGAGGGCTCTCAAGCCTTTGATCGGATTACCCGATCAACTCAACCTGCATCAGTGGGGCTCAAAGCCGTTGATGCCTCTGCCCGGGCACTGAATGGTGTACTCAAACAGGCAGCTGGATTAGTCGGTGCCTATGCCGGTATTCAAGGTGCGAGTCGGGCACTGGGTTTTATCGTATCGAGCAACCGAGAGTTCGAACGACTGCACGCCAGTCTAAAAACCGTCACCGGCTCTGCCCAAGCGGCCGATCAAGCGTTTGCCATGATCGAAGACTTTGCTTCGGAGACACCGTTCAATGTTGAGCGCATCACGGAGGCCTTTATCCGTCTGCGATCACTTGGGTTGGAACCTTCAGCTGATGCTTTGCGTTCTTATGGCAACACGGCATCGGCGATGGGTAAAAACCTGATGCAGTTTGTCGAGGCGATCGCCGATGCCACCACCGGCGAGTTTGAACGCTTAAAAGAGTTCGGTATCAAAGCGCGCACTCAGGGTGAGCAGGTCACCTTCACCTTTCAGGGTGTCAGTACCACCGTGGCTAAAGAGAGCCAAGCAATCGAGTCTTACTTGCGACATATCGGTCAGGTGCAGTTTGCCGGCGCGATGTCCGAGCAGATGGCGACCCTTAACGGCATTATCAGCAACATCCAGGACAACCTTTCACACCTTGCGCGTGAAGTGGGTGCCGGCGGTCTGAACGATGCGCTCAAAGATATCGCCGTCGATCTGCGCGAAACCACCGTGCGGGGCAATGAAGCCGCGCGTGCGTTAGGCGAGTCGCTAGGCGATGTCGTTCGCACCAGTGCGGGTGCATTGGGCTTTATGGCGCGTCATGCTGATGTTGCCATTAAAGGTCTAGGGGCTCTACTGATTGCTCGCACTGTGGCCGGGGCACTCACCCTGATGAACGCGACGATCATTGGCAATGCCGGTGCGATCATTGGCCTTCG